GTCGAAATTTTGCCACGGTCTCACCCAACGGCGAGGCCATTATATCGAACACTGTTGTTTTGTACAGCCTAGTGCGAGGGTTTTCCCTGTTGCGCTGGCGGCGGTTCATCTCCCGGCGTTCTATTAGCCTGGGCCAGCATGGTTGCCAGCTTCGCTAGGTGCTCGCGCTGCTCGGCCGTCAGCCCCCGGTAGGTCTGTAGGAATTCGCTCTCGTCGCCATCTCTAGTCACCTCGTGCGGGTGATCCATCCAGCCGGTCGGTTTGCCCATTCCCTTTTCCAGTTTCCGGGCGATGTCATCGCCCATCGTGCGTTCAACCCCGTTTTTGTAAAACGTGGGCCGGCGTAGTTGGGAAATGGTCGGGGCCTTGACGCTGGTCAATCGAGACAGTTGGGCCGCATCGCCACGCCCCGCCCCGACCTCTTGTAACAAGAGGTTCAGGTTAGCACGGCGGGTCTCGGCAACAACGTCCATGCCAGCACGATACGTAATGCGTACGGAGTCATGGTAGCGGGCCGAGAACATGGTGCTTGCGTTGGTTGGTAGTTTGGTGCTAAGATCGCTGCATGCTACTAGCCGACTACACCAAGCAACGAGGGCGACAATCCCAACTCTGCCAGGCCATCGGGGCGCACGCCTCCGATCTGTCCTTTTGGGTTAACAAGATTCGCCCAGTGCCGGAGGCCCGGTGCGTTGACATCGAGCGCGCCACGGGCGGAGCGGTAACCGTTGAGGAAATCCGGCCGGACGTTCCGTGGGCGCGCATCAAGGACAAGGCATGGCCCCATCCCAAAGGGCGCCCCACTGTTGACTTTGCCCGCACGGAAGCCGCATGAGCAAATTCGCGCAACTTGATGACTCGGTTTGCGACTACATCCGACGCAACCCCGGCAGGTCTCCGCACAACGCCAAACAGCTTCAGGACATGGCGGCTGGTGTATTGGGTTTGCCGCACTCGGTCAATGAACAGTCGTGGCGCCTGATTGACCGTCGCCTTCAGGCCATGCGCAAGGCAGGCCGGATCAAGTACGCACGCGCCAGTTTGTCGGGCGTGGGCGGCTGGTCGGTTGAAGGCTGAGCCATGAGCCACCCCCAAGCCCAAGCATCTGTAGTCCGCTGGGCCTGCATTGCCCTTGGCTGGCAATGGGCCTGGACCTACCGCAGCGAGTCGATTGCCCTCAGTGGCAATGAAGCACGCGCTGCTGCTGCGAACGATTGAGCTGACATGACTCCCCGTTTCTCCTCGGTCCGCGTCTGCCCTTTGACGCGGTTGAACCCGGTGGGCCTGACCGCTCACCGGGTCTTTCTTGGGGGTCATGACAAGCCTTTCGCGGCGTATGTGAGTTCAGACAGGATCGACGCGATTGCCCTTCTGAAAACACTCCTTACGGCCAAGCGAGCCCATGTGTCGGGGTCTGGAAGCTGCGCGTTTGAGTTCATGCCTCTATTAAAAATTTTTTGTCTCGCCGGGTCATTACGAACACCGACGAACTTTTCGCAACGCTGTGCAACGGGGTACTGAATGCCTGATTCGATGAATGAAGCGCTCATTGAGTGCGTCAAAGCCTGCGGTGGCTCCAAGCAAGTCGGCCCGCTGCTGTGGCCCGAGAAAACACCCGAGGCCGCACAGCGCCTGATGCTGGACTGCCTCAATGAAGATCGCCCGGCGCACCTGACGCCCGAGCAGTCAATGCACATCATGAAGCTGGCCCGCGCCAAGGGGTGCCATGTCGGCATGCAGTACCTGTCCGCATCGCTTGGCTACTCAGAGCCGTTCCCAGTGGACGTTAAGGACGAGGCCGCAGAGCTTCAACGGCAGTTCATCGCCGGCACTGAGGCACTGCTGAAGATGGCCGAGCGCATCAATCGGCTGGCTCCTGCGTTGAGGGCTGCTGCATGAGCGACTACGCGAAATTCGTGGCGACCAAACTGTCTACTGTGCCGCCCACTGGCATTGCCGATGGGTTTAACCTGCCGGGCTCACTGTTCCCGCATCAATCCGCGCTGACCGCCTGGGCGTTGCGCCGTGGCCGCGCAGCCATCTTTGCCGACACCGGTCTTGGCAAGTCCCGCATGCAGCTCGCGTGGGCCGATGCAGTGCATCGCCACACCGGGCGCCCCGTGTTGATCCTGGCCCCACTCGCCGTAGCCGCTCAAACCGTTTTAGAGGGGGCAGAGCTGGGTGTGGAAGTTCAGCATTGCCGCGACGGTGCGGAAGTGGGGCCGGGCATCAACATCACCAACTATGACCGGCTGCACCGCTTTGACCCGGCCATGTTTGGCGCGGTGGTGCTGGATGAGTCATCGTGCATCAAGCACCACAACAGCAAGACGCTGAGCACGCTGCTGAGCGCGTTCAAGGAAACCCCGTTCAAGCTGTGCGCCACTGCGACGCCTGCCCCAAATGATTGGGTTGAGTTGGGCACGCATGCCGAGTTCCTGGGCATCTGCACCCGTCAGGAAATGCTGGCCGAGTACTTTACCCATGACGGTGGCGACACCAGTTCATGGCGGCTCAAGGGCCACGCGCGGGCCATCTTCTGGCGGTGGGTCGCATCGTGGGGCGCGATGATCCGCAAGCCCTCTGACCTGGGCTTTGATGACGGGGCATACAACCTGCCGGCCCTGCACCTGCATGAGCACTCAGTCGACTTCGAGATGCCGATCAATGGGATGCTGTTCGCCGCCGAGGCGCAGAGCCTGAGTGAACGCAGACAAGCCCGCCGCGAGTCGATGGCCGACCGTGTGGCCGCGTGCGCTGAGATTGTCAACAGTCAGCCCGGTGAGTCGTGGGTTGTTTGGTGCGACCTCAATGCCGAGGGTGACGCGCTGACCGCTGCGATCCCCGGTGCAATACAGATTGCGGGCGCTGATGACGTTGAAGTAAAAGAGCGCCGCCTTGCCGACTTTGCCGAGGGACGCGCCCGAGTGCTGGTGACGAAGCCTTCGCTGGCTGGGTTCGGGTTGAACTGGCAGCACGCAGCCCGCATGGCGTTTGTCGGCGTCACCGATTCATACGAAGCCTATTACCAGGCCGTGCGCCGCTGCTGGAGGTTCGGTCAGAAGCGAGAGGTTCACGTTCACATATTCGCAAGCAAGGCCGAAGGCTCCATTGTTTCCAACCTCAAGCGCAAAGAGCGCGAGGCCGGAGAGATGGCCGAGAGCTTGGGGGCCGAAACCCGCGAGGCGGTGCAATCCGAAGTCGTTGGGTTGACACGTGAAACCAATTCCTACAACGCCGTGCATCAAGTCAAGGTGCCGGCATTTTTGAAAGAAGCCGCATGAACTGCATTGAACAAGTCGTGACCGAGCGATACGCCGCCTACCGTGGCGATTCCGTCGAGGTACTCAAAGGTCTGCCGGATCACTCCATCGGCTACAGCATCTTTTCGCCGCCGTTCATTTCACTTTACGTTTACTCGAACAGCCCTAACGACATGGGCAACGTGCGCAACGACTTCGAGTTCTACGAGCATTTCGATTACCTGATCAAAGAACTTCTGCGCGTGATGAAGCCTGGCCGCAACGTGAGCTTCCACTGCATGGACATGCCGGCCAGCAAAGAGCGTGACGGGCACATCGGCCTCAAGGACTTTCCCGGCGACTTGATCCGTGCATTCCAGAAGCACGGCTTCATCTTCCACAGCAAGGCCACGATCTGGAAAGACCCGGTGACGGCCATGACCCGCACCAAGGCGCTGGGCCTGCTGCACAAGTCGATTCGTGAGCGCAGCGAAATGACCCGCATGGGCATCCCCGACTACCTCATCACTATGCGCAGCCCCGGCGAGTCGGAGCACGTCACGCACACCGCCGACGAGTTCCCGGTGAGCTTGTGGCAGTGCTACGCCAGCCCGGTGTGGATGGACATCAACCCATCCGATACGCTGCAATACATGAGCGCCCGCGAGCACGACGACGAGCGCCATGTGTGCCCGCTGCAGCTCGAGGTGATTCGTCGCGGCATCAGGCTGTGGAGCAATCCTGATGACATTGTGTTGTCGCCTTTCATGGGAATCGGAAGCGAAGGCTATGTGGCCGCCGAGATGGGCCGGCGCTTTGTCGGCGTGGAGTTGAAGGCCAGCTACTACAAGCAAGCGGTGGCTAATCTTGCTGCGGCAAAGGCAAAAACCATCGACTTGTTTTTTGCTGAGGACTAATCGTAGATAGTGAAAGGGAACCCGGCTAGGGGCGGAGTAGCTACCGTCTCGAAAAG